CCTACGACCGGGGACGGGGGGAGTTCCAGCCCAACGCCGACACGGACAACTTCATGAGCACCGCGCCCAACCTTGGTGTGGATGCCGGATTCGGGGCCGGGTGGGGCAAGGTGCGGGAGCATCGCATCGGCACCGACCAAGGGTACGTCATGGCTTACGGAGCGGAAGGTGCGACGGCCCAGTATCTCATCATTCGGGGATACGAAGCCGACGGGACCGTCATCGCCACGGCCAACCTTGACCTCGACGCCGTAGGGGGAGACACCACCCCCACCACCGACGCTCAGGCCGTCCAATACATTGGGGTCGGCCCGGCCAACTTGGAGGAGCACGCCACAGCCGCCTCCAACACGGACCTCACCACGCTCATCACCGACGCGGACCTGTCCTACTATGAGCTGTACCTGTCCAGCACCTCTTCGGTCATTGAGGCCAATCAGAAGAGCGTGGTCCACCGATTCACCATCGATGAGGGATGCAGCATCTACGAGCGGAAGCAGCTCCTCTTCCTGAATCGCCACGGGGGATGGGATTGCTTCAACTTCGACCAAAAGAGCGAGGAGAGTTTGCAGAGCATCGAGCGGAGCAGCTACAACCGCCCCCGTGGAAACTGGGACGCCGTGACCACCACGACCGACTGGACGTACCACGCATGGGAGCGGGGGGTGACCACGACCACCGTCAAGGCCGAGAAGCAAATCCGCATCTCCACGGACTACATCGACGAAGGCTACAACGACCAGCTCCGGGACATCGCCGTCTCTCGGGCGGTCTTCCTTGTGGATGGGACCAGCCTGATTCCCGTCGTGGTGACCGACTCTGAGTATCTCTTCAAGACGTCCGCCAACGACAAGCTCATCTCCTACTCCTTCAACCTGCGCTACAGCAACCGACCCCGCCTCAAGTGATTCGCCTCGTAGCCCTCAACCAGGAGACCAGCACACAGACCACCCTCGACCTTGAGGGGGCTCCGTCTATCTCTCTGAACCTCGCCGTAGCGAAGCCGGGGGAGACCATGCAACGGCACGCGCCGTACTCGCAGACGTTCCGCCTTCCGTTCACGGATCGGAACAACGTCTTCTTCTCCCACTTCTACGAGGTCACCCTGTCCGACGGGGACTTCGACCCCACCCAAAAGACGGAGGTCCTCATCTTCGAGGATGGGGTGCAAGTCATCCGCGGGGCGATGCAGCTCCGGGCCGTGCGCCTCATGGCTGAGGTTTACGAGGTCAACGTGTTGGGCGATGTGGCGGACCTCTTCGCGGAGATGGGCTCCAAGCTCGTCCGGGACGCGTTCAAGTCTACGCCCTCGACGTACATCACATCGTACAACTACGCGAATACGGCGACCAACGTCATCGACTCCCAAGACCTCGCCAACAACATCTGCCAGAATCCGGCAGCGATGGACGACGGGACGGTCATCGTGCCCCTCGCCGACCACGGCCTCCGTGCTGACACCCAGCCTCTGGTGGCCCAGTCCGGCTACGGGTTAATGGATTCTGCCGCGCTCGAGACGGGCCTGTTCCCGGATATGCTCAAGCCCGCCATCCGCCTCCACGAGGTGGTGGACCGAATCTTGGTCTCCAATGGGTTTTACTACGAGTCCGACTTCCTCGAATCCGCCTACTTCAAGACCATCTACATGACGCTCGCCGGAGACACGGAGCGTCCACCCGCAACCGCGGCGGGACAGATGAAGGCCGTCTGTCAGTTTGGAACGAACTCTTTTACAGACGCTGACACTGGTTGGAACAAGGTCCCGTTCAACAACGTCGTCAACTACGGCGGCTTCGATACCGACGAGAACTTCAGCACGGCGTCGAATGCTTACATCTGCGCCCAAGCTGGCACCCACAGCTTCGCGGCCAAGGTTCGCTTCCGACTCCTGAACGCTGGGGCAGGGGAGAGCGTGGACGTGATAGCTCGCATCTCCCGAGGTCCGACAAGCATCGGGAGCACGACCCTCACCCTCACCACAGAGAACGACGACATCACGGTCCAATGGGCAGCTTCTGCCGTGTGCGGGTTGGCTGATGGCGTTCAGGTAGAGTTCAAGTTTGCCGATGGACAACTCCAGTCGGGAACGACTCTCGACGTAACGGGGCAAGGCATCGAGGCCGACGACTTCGCCTACTCGCATTTTTACTGCACGTTCGCGCCGGGCGGGATTGTGAACGTCCCGCAGGCCATGCCGCGGATTAAGCAGAAGGAACTCTTCTCCGACCTCGCCCAACGCTTCAACCTCGTCATCGAGGCCGCACCCGACGACCCCAAGAAGCTCTTCATTGAGCCGTATGTGGACTGGATCGCGGATGGAGTGGACGCCTACTGGACCGACAAGCTCGACATGGACAAGGAGCGGACGCTCATGCCGACATCCTCCTTGAAGTCTGCACGCATTGCCCTCGGCGACAAGGACAGCGGGGATGTCGGAAACGCATACATGACCTCCACCTTGGGGCGCGTGTTTGGAACCTACACCCAAGAGATTGACGACGAGTTCACCACGGGGGAGCTCAAGAACGCGCCCGTCTTTGCGCCCTTCTTCGTGTACCCGGTTCCGACTCTTCAGGGCGACCCGGTGACCGACCTCCCGAATGTGCTCATCCATCGCTCCTATGAATTGGACGGAGCGGGCGTGAAGCCCAAGACCCAACCGCCGAAGCTGTTCCACGCCGCAGGGCTTACCGACACCCTCGACACCCTGTATGTCGGGGGCTCGGCCCTGACTCAGTATCAGCTCTGTTCACCCTATGAGGACAGCCCAGCCGATGCAGATTCGCGGCACCTGTTTTGGAACAACTCCGACCGGGTATTCAGCGCGGACCATGACCTCATAGCGGGCAACCCTCCCGGACTGGGTGGGTACCATAAGACCTACTGGCAGAGCTATTTGGCGGACATCTACGACCCCGAGGCCCGCATCTTCGAAGCCCACCTGTACCTCACCCCCTCCGACATCCGGAACGTTCGCTTCAACGACCGCTTCCACATCCTTGGGGCCACATACAAGCTCACCGAAATCAGCGGCTACGAAATCGGGACGGGGGAATCGGTGAAGTGCAAATTCCTGCGGGATATTGGGCGGGGTTCCTTCGGGGCCTGTCAGAACGTGCCCAGCACCTCCAACGCCAACGGGACGGTGACCTTTGTGGACCCCGACGGGGTGGCCGTAACCGACCCCGGTGTGGTGTGCTGCGAGGCGTTCGGATACTTCTATGACGAGGAGACCAACACCTGCCGCTGGCAGAACCCCGACGCGGGAGAGGGTGACCCGGTGCCCCCCTATCCCCCGACCGACGCTACGGACCCCTTCCCGAATGACAATGGAGGCGGCCCGGGTCCGGTGAGCCCAACCGGAATCACCACGACCAACACGGACACCACCTCGGGCACGTCCACCCTATACGACGACTTCTTCCTCACCACAGAGACCAAGGACAACTCCTCGGCCCGGGTGAGCGCACCCAAAGGGGCTGCCATCAACGTGGACGAGAACACCATTGCGACGGGCGTGGTGAGGGTCAATTCTACCACCGTGGGCGGATCGGCTGGGACCGCCTTTACCTCGAAGTTCGAGACGTGGCGATTCCTTGCGGACGGCCGCGCCGGAACTGTCAGCTACTCGGCTACATCCGGGACCACGTTCACCTCCGGCTCTCCTGGCACGCGCCGAAGCACGGCGTCCCTATCGGATGGGCAGCTCATCTTCAACGTCATCGGGGAGGCGAACCAAATCATCAACTGGGCGCTCAAGGTGGAGATGGTTCGGATTTACGCCACCAACGAGGTCGAGTACCGCAACGCCATTCTCACCGAGGGCGGAGCACGCTTGGCCGGAATCAATGACCGAGTCCTGATTCAGGAATGAAGGAGTATTTAGACAGCATCGGGCGGGCCATACCCCACGTCCTCGAGGTGGCCGCCACCTATGAGCTATGCGGCAACCCGGACGCGCTTCAGTTATATGGATACTATGAGTGGCGTGGCCCTTGGTGGCCGAAAATCCTGCTCGGTGTACGCAATGGCGCAGAACTACAACATCAACATCAAGGTCAAGGGTCTCGGGGAGGCGGGTAACCAATTATCAGGGTTTACCGACAAGCTCAACGAAACCCGTGAAGAGGGGAACGGAGTATCCGGTGCGCTGGCCTTGCTGACCGGGGGCGCTGCCGCTGGATTCAAGAAGGCCGCCACAGGAGCGATGACTTTCGTGGCTGGTCTCAAGCTCACCCGCGCCGCCATTATTGCCACGGGTGTCGGTGCCTTGGTGGTTGGCATCACAGCTTTGGTCGCTGCCTTTGCGAAAACCCGCCGCGGGGCTCGGATGCTGAAAGTAGCTATGGCTCCAATCGGTGCAATTATGGAGCTTCTTACCGCCCGCGCTCAGGCTCTCGGCGGGTTCATTGTGGACTTGTTCGGCTCCGGTCCTACCGCAGCGGTAAAGAACTACCGGAAGACGATGGACGAGCTCCCCGGTAGCATGGCGGAGGCCGCGTCTAAGGCGATTGAATTAGAGCGGGCCACGCAAGCCCTAACCGATTCCCAGCGAGAGCTCACCGTTCAGCGTGCTAAGGATCGCGCCGAAATCAAGCGGCTGAACATGATTGCGGAGGACACCACCCGCACCCTTGAGGAACGCGAAGCCGCCGCAAAAAAGGCCATCGAGATCGAGATGGCTTCTATGGCCGAGCGCGAACGCATCGCCGCGGAAGAGTTACGCATCGCCCAAGAAAAGGCCGCGATGTCCGACAGCTCAGAGGAGGACCTCCAAAACTTGGCAGACCTTGAGGCCAACCTCATCAATATCCGGACGCAATCGTTTGAAGTTCAGACGACGCTCAATAATAAGCTGAACACCATTCGCCAGCAGGCCCACAATGAGGAGATGGCCCGGCTTAAGGAGGAGGAGGCGGCAGCCAAGGCCCGGGCCGACAAGAGGCGGGCAAGACGCGCCGAAAGGATTAGGCTAGAAGAGGAGGTCACGAACGCCCTCCAAGCGGCTCACCTGGCGCGACAAGACGCCAGAACGCAAGACGAGGCCCGTCTTGAGGCTCACTATGACCAACTCGTAGAGAAGGCAGGGCGCAACAAGGAGCTCATCCAACAAATCGAGGAGGACAGGCTCATTGCAAAACAGGAGCTCGAGGATAAGTACGCCCAAAAGGAACTCGATGCTCAGGCCAAGGTTCGCCAAACCTTAGCGGAGGCGAGCATGAGTAAGCGCGAGAAAGAGAAGGCCGCCCTCCAGGAACACTTCGACGCCCTCCTGGAGCAGGCCGGAGAAAACGCGGAACTCCAAAAGCAAGTCGAGGAGGCAAGGGAGACGGCATTGGCGGAAATGCGTGAACGCTTCCGGGCAGAGGATAAAGCCAAAGACGACCAAGCCCGAGACGCCAAGAACAAAGCGGACGACGCGCAACGAGAAAAGGACTTGCAAAAGGAGCGGGTCTACCAAGACAACCTCGCCGCCCTGAAGGAGACGGCCGTCAGCTCCACCTTCGGCATCCTGAGCAACCTATCGAAGGCGTTCGAGAAAGACACCGAGGAAGGACAGCGGAAAGCATTCAAGCGGAACAAGGCCATCAGCATCGCCGAGACCCTTGTGAGCACATACCAAGCCGCACAGAAAGCCTACGCGTCACAACTTGCCATTCCATCCCCCGACGCACCCATCCGCGCACAAGTGGCCGCAGGTATCGCCGTGGCCGCTGGTTTGGCTAAGGTGGCCGCCATTAAGAGCACCCAATTCGGTGGAGGAGCCAGCGCGGGAGGAGCCACAGGTGGCGGCCTTGGTGGTGGGACGCAATCCGTCGGGGTAGATGTCGGGACGCTGGTCCCCACCGCTGGCCAACCCACACCGGAACCCGTTCGGGCATATGTAGTGTCGAACGAGATCAGCAACAAACAGGCCCTCGATAGAGAGCTGCAAATTCAGACGACGCTATGAGAACCGTGGAGCTTTTGATTGACGAGGAACAGGAGGACTTCGGCGTGGAGGCCATCTCCCTGGTCAAGTTTCCCGCCATCGAGGAGAACTTCGTCTTCTTCAACAAGGACCAGAAGTTGACCCTCGCCCGAATCGACGAAGAGCGGCAGATGCTCATCGGTCCCGCCCTCATCCCTGACAAGATGATTCCCCGGTGGGATGACCAAAAGGAGGAAGAGTTCGAGGTGTACTTCTCCAAGGAGACCGTGGCCAAGGCCGCGGAGCTGTTCATGAAGCAAAAGCGAAACGACGAGTACACCGTCGAGCATCGCGACAAGGTGAACGGCCTGTCCATCTTCGAGTCTTGGATCGTAGCCGATGAGGACAAAGACAAGGCCGCCGTGTATGGGTTCAATGTCCCGGTCGGTACTTGGATGGTCTCCGTCAAGGTCCACAACGGCGACGTGTGGAGCGACGTCAAGGGCAAGAAGTACCGCGGGTTCTCCATCGAGGGCTACTTCATCGACAAGCTCATCAAGATGGAGGACGTGACGGTGGAGGCCATTGCCGAAGCCCTGCGCGAAGTGTTGGAGCCCGCCGCATACCTTGACGGGAAGCCCCTCTTCGAAACCGCATTGGAGGCCAGCCTGATGGCCGAGGCTTTGGGGTGTGAGGGCTTCCACAAGCACATGATCAACGACCGGGTCCTGTTCATGCCGTGCAAGACCCACGAGGACCTCGACCCCCTGCTGGCAAACGAATGAAAACGCGATATATCCCGCATTGAAAACTCGACCCATGTCCGTTATTGAAAAACTCAAGGAGGCCGTCCGTTCCGTAGTTGATGCGGAGCGCCAGGACCTCTACGCCGAAGCCCGCCTCCAAGATGGTCGGGTCGTTGCAACCGAAGCCGAGCAATTTTCCGCTGGTGTAGACGTCCGCGTGATGAGCGAGGACGGCGAAGCCGCACCCCTCGAAGCTGGCACCTACGAACTCGCCGACGGCGGTGAGCTCAAAGTCGACGACGACTCCAAGGTGGCCATGATGGAAGAAGAGGAGAAGAAAGAGGAGGAGATGGCCGAGCACGAAGAAGAAGAGAAGGATGAGATGAGCGCGGTGAAGGCTGCCCTCGTCGACAAGTTCCAAATCTCCGAGGAGGTCGCCGAGCAAATCGTGGAGGTCGTCAAGGACGCCATGAAGCCCGAAGAGGTCGAGGCCGAAGAGGAGAAGAAGGAAGAAGAAATGGAGGAAGAGAAGAAGGACAAGGAAGAGATGTCCGCCTTGACCGACCTCACCCACGAGATGGCCGTGGCACTCGAAGCCATCAACACCCGACTCTCCAAGCTCGAAGAAGCACCCGCCGCCCAGCCGGATCGCGTCCTCCCGAAGCAAGAGTTCAGCAAAACAGACAACACCAATCTCAAGGGCGTCGACCGCGCCTACCACATCATTTCTAATTTCTCATGAATAAGAAGTACAACTTCGACATCACGGTCACGGACAACACCTACGCAGGTGAATTGGCCCTGCCGTACGTTACCGCGGCCGTAACTGGCGCGGAGACGATCAACAAGAACCGCTGCCGCCTCATGGAGGGCATCGTCAACAAGGCGGTCATCAACGAAGTCGGATACTCCGGCATCCTCACCGCCTCCTCTTGTGCAGGTGCTGACGCTGGCACGATTGAGCTCCTCGAGCAGGTTGTGACCCTCAACGACTTGCAGGTCAAGAAGGATATCTGCCGCGGCACCATCTTCCCGACGTTTGTGGCCGCCCAAGGCCGTATGCGCCGCGACGGACAGATTCCGCCGGAGTTCTCTCAGTTCCTCCTGGCTACCGCCGCAGAGCGTGCAGGTACCGAGCTCGAAGAGCTGATCTGGAAGGGTGACACTGGTTCCGTGTGGGGCTTGGGTCTGCTCTCCAACGACGGAGTGATCGACGAGGCAGGCATCGACGCCTCCGCCATGAAGGACTTCGCCGAGGCTGACCTCGGTACGGCCTTCTCCAAGACCACCATCTTGGGCCACATGGATACCGTCTTCGCTACGGCCTCCGCTACCCCGGGCATCCTCCAGAAGCCTGGCTGTGGTTTCTACGTCAGCTACGAGGCTTACGCCTTCTTCCAACAGGCTGTGGCCGACAAGGGCACCGAGGGCAACTACAACAAGGACCTCAAGGAGGTGACCTACCTCGGTTACCCGGTCTACCCGACCTACGGCATCCCCAACACGACGGACGTCATGGCCTTCACCTACCCCGAGAACATCGTGGTCGGTACGAACGCCTACACGGGCAACGAGAGCGCAGCCCTCATCCCGAAGTTCCAGTACGACGGAAGCGACAACGTCATGGTCTCCATGAACTTCGCTGTCGGCGTGAATGTTGCTGTCCCGACGGACGGCGTGGTTGGATTCAACTTCAGCTGATAGATGGCTTGCTCGATCACCCTCGGCCGCGCGCTGGATTGCAAGGACGCCCTCGGAGGCTTGTCGAAGATTTTCTTCGTCAATGACTTCGCGGCTGGCCTTGTGACCGCCGCGGGGACGGGTGACGGCACGGCAGGATCCGCGACCGTTTCCACCTCTGCGGGGGAGACGTTCACGATTACGGACCTTCCGACGATGACTGTGCTTCAGTACGACCTTCGTCCGGACCTGTCGTCCTTCACCATCAACGTCCAGTCGGACCCCGCCACGGGTGCCTCGCTCTTCGAGCAGACGCTCAACGTGGTCCTTCAGAAGCACCAAGAACAAGACCCCGAGCAGCTCCGCCTCATCAGCCGGAACCGCTCCCAAATCTTTGTCTTGGACAACAACGACAACCTCTTCCTGTTTGGAGCCACCCACGGGATGGACCTGAACGGAGGCACGCTCACCAGCGGCGCCGCTCGCAACGAGATGTCCGGCCACACCCTGACCTTCGCAGGTCGTGAGGCTGCGCCGTACTACCTCCTCGAGGCTACCGCCGGAGTTGGAAGCGCCGTCTATCCTTTCGATGGATTGACGACCCCGGCCAACGTGACCATCACCACGGGCTAAGGACCGTTATTCGTTCGTGTGTTTGTGGAAGGGTCGCCGAGAGGCGGCCCTTTCTTATATCCCCCATTGATGATTGTGGTCGTAAAGAACAAGACGAGCGACGTCGAGAACACGGTGTACATCACCCCCAAGGAAAAGCGGGGGGCCGCGAACGAGGCGGAGTATGGCGCGACCATCTCGGCGTTGGGGTTGGAGCTCAAGAGCCTCACCACGGACAAGACGGTCATGGTAAACGCCAAAACTCTCACCGTGACCGATCGCTTCACGACGTTTGTCTTCGACGCCTCCACAACCCCCGGGGACTCCAACGCGGACTTGTCGGGTGCAAGCTGGCCGGAGGGGTTCATCCAGTACCGCGTCGTCGAGCGGGAGTCCGTGAGCGACGTCCAAGACATCAGCGCGTCCGATGTCATTTTGGAGAAGGGCTTGGGGTATCTTACCACCGAG